CACCATGTGGGCCGCACGGCTGTACCGACGACGGGGCAGCATCGAAGGCCTGGCTGGCTACAGCGATATGGGGGGCGCTGTACCCATCACCAGGCTGGACCCCGACATCGCAGCCGAACTGGAGCTGGGGACCTGGCAACGTTCGGTGGTCGCATGATCCTGGAACGTGCAGCCGAAATCGTGGCGAAGTTGCAGGCCGAAGGTGTGCGCGCCACGTATGACGCACGGGAAGCCGCAAACCCCCCAGTGATCCTGGTGGCACCACCGACCATCACGCCGACGAACCGGTGCGCATCGACTGGGGCTGGTCGATCTACTGCCTAGCGCCGGGCCGGTCATCCGACAGCGACACGCTGAAGGTGCTGGACCCGTTGCTAGATGCCGTGTTCGCCGCTGGCTTCGGTGGTCCGTCCCGGCCCGTCATCTATGGCACTGCTGCTGGGGACCTGCCCGGCTATCAGACCGACTTCGCAGAAACGTTCTAGGAAGGAACCCCCCATGCCAGCACCCAACGTTTACAAGCTGGGGCCGGGCACGATGACCGTAGGGGCCACCGGCACCGAAGTGGATTTCAGTTGCCAGTTAACGGCATGCACCGTGGCAGCCGACGTGAACGCAGACGATGCCGTGACCGTGCTGTGTGGCGACACCGTGCCCGGCGCGCGCACGTATGACTTCCACATCAGCGGAACGATGTACCTGGACCTGGCCGCTGGTGGCATCGTCGACTATTCGTGGATTCACAAAGGTGAGTCGATCGCTTTTGAGTTCACGCCGGTGACGGCCGAAGTGGCAGCAGTAGCAGGCACGCTGATCGTGGACCCACTGCCCGTGGGTGGTGACGAAGCCGGGGCCAACATGACCGGCGATTTCGACTGGGCCATCGTCGGCACGCCGACGTTCACCCCGGCTGCTGCTGCTGGTGTCGGTGTCGAGCAGTCGAGCACCTACGAACCCGTAGGGGCGTAATGGGGCAGCCCCTGGGCCAACTGCGCGTGGAAGGTGCGCGCGAACTTCGCACGTCGATGAAAAAGGCCGGTGAAGACCTGGGCCAACTGAAGGAAACGCACCTGGCTGTGGCCAACATCGTGGCCCCCCGAGCACGGGCGCTGGCACCGAAGGTCACTGGTGCGCTGGCTGCATCCGTGCGCCCCGGGGCCACAGCGCGCGCGGCCATCATCCGGGCCGGTAGTGCGCGCGTGCCGTACGCCGGACCCATCGAATGGGGCTGGGGCCGTCGTGGCATCGCTGCGCAGCCGTTCCTGTCACCAGCAGCACGCGAAACCGAACCCACGTGGTCAGGCACCTACCACGCACGTGTGGAAGCCATCCTGTCCCACATCCACGGAACGGGGGCCTGATGGACACACCACGGCTGACCAGTCCACATCTGCACATCGTCATGTCAGATGGCAGCGAAACCGACGTGCAGACGCTGAACGCCGACCTGATCCGGTACGACCTGACACGCGCGAAGCACAACTGGCCCGAAGGCACGAAGGCCCCATTTTTGTGGCTGACCTTCATCGGCTGGGCTGCGCTGCGACGTGAGCACGTCCTGCCGGATGACGTGACGTGGGAACGGTTCAGCAGCGAACTGTGCGTGTCCTGCACCAGCGCGGACGACGAAGCCGAACCCGACGACGACGGACAGCAGGGCCTGCCCTTCCCCCCGGGAGTCGGGCGCGACTGATCGTGGAGCTGGCTATCGCCACGAACACAGCGCCCGATGCGTGGTGGGACCAAACCGACGAAGTGATAGCCACAGCGCTGGACGTGCTGGCGAAGCGGACGGAGTAGGCCAGTGGCAAACACTGCAGTGCTGGCCATCCGAATCATCGCTGACGCCACGAAGGCCACGAAGACGCTGGACGACACCGGCAAAAAGGCCGGTAAGTGGGGCAAGGCCGTTAACGCCGGGGCCGTCGTGGGGGCCGCTGGGCTGACTGCGCTGGCTGGCGTGGCCGTGGGTGCAGTGCGTGCTGCAGCCGAAGACGCGAAGTCGCAGGAACTGCTAGCCCTGGCCCTGAAAAACAGTGCGGGCGCGCATGACGATGCCATCAAGTCGACCGAAGACTGGATAGCCAAAACGTCGCTGGCGTCCGGCGTGGCCGACGACGACCTGCGCCCGGCACTGGCCAGCCTGGTGCGTGCCACCGGTGACGTGGCCGGGGCGCAAGATGCGCTGAGCAGCGCCATGGACATCAGCGCGGCCACCGGCCAGGACGTGCAGTCAGTGGCCAAAGCACTGGCGAAGGGCTACGCCGGGAACACCGGGGCCATCGGGAAACTGGGGCTGGGCATCGATAAGGCCACCCTGAAGTCCGGCGACATGAAAAAGATCATGGAGCAGGTGAACAAAACCGTAGGGGGCGCTAGCGCTGCTGCTGCTGGCACGGCCGAAGGTGAGTACGCACGGCTGCACGTCGCGCTGAACGAAACGCAGGAAACCCTGGGGGGTGCGCTGCTGCCAGCCCTGACGGCTGTGCTGGGCGTGTTCGTGCCGATGCTGGCTGCGCTGTCGCAGAATCAAAAACTGGTCTACATCCTGGCCGCTGGCTTCGCGCTGCTGTCTGCTGCGCTGATAGCCACGAAGGTCTACCTGATGGCCACGACTGAAGGCACCGTGCTGCACACGGCTGCCACGACGGCTGCGAACATCGCCACGAAGGCCTGGACGTTGGCCACGAAGGGGCTGCGCATCGCGCTTATCGCCATGAAGCTGGCGTTTGCCAGTAACCCAATCGGTGCCGTGATCGTCCTGGTGATGCTGCTGGTGGGGGCCTTCATCCTGGCCTACAAAAAGGTGGCCTGGTTCCGCAACGGCGTGAACGCTGCGCTGCGTGGCGTGCAGGCTGTCGTGGGCGCTGTCGTCGGCTGGGTGAAGGCCCACTGGCCGTTGCTGCTGACGATCCTGCTGGGGCCGTTCGGCCCTGCAGCCGTGCTGATTATCAAAAACCTGGACAAGATCAAAGCAGCGTTCCGCGTGGTGTTCGATGCCATCAAGGGCTTCATCAAGCCGGTGGTGGATGCCATCCAGTCACTGATCGACATGGTGAAAAAGGTGGTGGATGCCATCGGCAAGATTAAGGTGCCGCACCTGCCCGACCTGAACCCGTTTAGTGCTGCACCCCCGACCGTCACGACGCCAGCGCTGGCTGCCGGCCGAACTGGTGCGCGCGTGTCGACCAGCACGGGAACCGGTGCCACGTATCAGATTTTTGCCGTGGACCCCCAGCAGACTGCGCGGCTGATCCAGCGCCTGACGCATAACGCCGACGTGCGCAGTGGACGAAAGCGCTACGCATGACAGCCGTGGATGACCTCGAGCTGGAAGACGCGCTGGCGTTCGAACGCCTAGCGCCGGGGGCGCGCACGGTCACGCATGTGCAGGTGCTGCTGGATGACGTAGACGTGACGTGCCATGCGTTCGCGCCACTGTCGGTGGCGTGGGGCCGTGACCATCCGGGCGACTCATTCGAACCACGCCGGGCCACGCTCACCTTCGATGACATCGCGCAGCCGAAGCGTGGGCAAACGATGGTGGCCGTGCTGCAGGACCCGACAGCAAACCCGACGTGGGCGAACACTGCTGGCAAGTGGAACGCGCAGGTGGGCACGTGGCAGTCGAAGCGCGTGGACATCGTGGTGTTTCGGGGGAAGGTCACAGACGTATCCATCCAGTGGCTGCGCATCCACGTGGACCGTGAAGCCAAGCAACGGTGGGGCGCGCTGTACGACGTGACAGCCGTGGACCCGATGGCCGAACTGGCTAACCTGATCGTGGGCGACACACCGTGGCCGCAGGAAACCATCAGCCAGCGCGCTGCACGCATTCAGGCCCTGACGCCACTGGCGTGGACCACGGAAGGTTCAGCGGCGCTGGTGGCCGCGCGCGACGTGGACGCGCAGCCTGCCTACGACATGCTGGACGACCTGGCCCACCAGGGTTCGCTGGCCGGTGGCCTGTTCTATGACCCGAACGCGAAGGTGGCGAAGTTCCTGCTGGGCGCTTCGCGCACCAGCCTGGTACCCGGTGCTGTCATCGACGCATGCAGCATCAGCAGTGACGCGCAGTCTTCGGTGTCGGCCGTCGATGTCGTGAACGATGTGGCTGTCACGTATGTGAACCCGGCCGATGCAAGCGCACAGCCCACAGCCCGGTACGTGAACGTGGGCAGCGTGAACACCTACGGGCGACGTGCGCGCAGCATCAGCACCCAACTGGTGACCCCAGCCGATGCCACGGCTCGTGCGCAGGGGGAAGCCTCGCGCTACGGGCTGGCCATCCAGTCGTGGCAGAACGTGAAGGTGGGCACGGCGTATGGGTCCACGTCGGCTGCACTGGCGAAGTCGCTGCTGCTGGCCATTCCCGGGCTGCGCACCCAACTGACCGTGCTCCCGAAGCCGTCGACCCCGACGTGGGACGGTTACCTGGAAGGCTGGGCGCTGGAAGTCGACGCTGTGAGCTGGGCCGTGGAACTGCAACTATCACCGGCCCAGTGGTCCGGCCCGTTGCTGACATGGGCCGATGTTGTGCCCACTAAGCGATGGGTGGATGTCGTCAAGCCACTGACATGGATCGACGCCACGGCTGCGCTGCCACAAACCGTCACTGAACCCGGCTTCGAAAACTGGACTGGCACCACGACGAACCCTGACTACCCCGACGGTTACCCCATCGGCTGGACCGTGTTCTGGATCATCGGCGCACGCAAACCGGTGCGCAAGGGGCCAGCGCACGACGGGGCCACGGGACTGTCGTGGGGGCCGACGACAGCAGCCGGGCAGGCCCAGCGACTTATCAGCGAACCGGCGTGGGCCGTCGTGCCGGGGGCCACCATCGCCGTGGGGCTGTGGGTGAAGTCGGCCGACGCTGCGCACCTGGCCACCATCGAACTGGACGTGATGACAGCCCCGCACAGCAACCCGGCCCCCTTCGCAGCGAACACCACGAACCAGGCTGCGCTGGCCCCGACCGTGACCACGGCTGCATGGGTGTTCTACAGCGGAACCGTCGTGGTGCCAGCCGGTCATTACTTCGCAAAGTTCAGCCCGGTGCTGTCTGCAGCAGCATCCGGGGCCACGTGTCACATCGACACAGCACAAGCGCAGTAAGGGGCACGTCATGCCAGCCACCACTTCGAAGGGCTTTCCGTACGTCCTGGGCACGGATAACGTGGCCGACTACCCCACCACGTCGCAGCAGTTGGC